GTGCAAGCGACCCTGCTCTGCCCACTTGATGAGGTCAGAGTTAGAGGGCATTTCTGCACCTACCATACGCAAGAAAGATGCTACGGAACGGTTTCCGTAACGCTCGAACTCCTTCTCGTAGGTATCGGGAAGATACTGATTCAAGAAGTCGAAGTTCGTGATGTAGTTGGTAGACAATGCTACCTGTTCAGCGCTCGGCTGCAAAGCATAACCGGGAACTGCTTGTAATGAACCTGCCATTTTTTGTCAGATTTAAAAGGTTTATTTGTTGTTTCTTATTTTCAACCCTCTTCCAGAATCTGGAGAAAGGGACGCAACCTTGAAACCACCTTTGCTAACATTCTGAGGAGATTGTCTAACGTCCATATTAATGTTCTTAGACTTTCTCGACAAATCGTCAACAGCGTCAGACATGCCTTGTTCGTAGAAGTACTTAGCAAATCTGTCTGGATTCATGGCCACTGCCAATGCTCTGTGGTACCCTTTGACGTTATCAATGAGGCCCTCTTCATTCGTATACTTCTTAAAGAAGTTCGAAATGTCAGACTGAGCCTTCTTGATTTCCGCAGCTTCACCTGGAGAAAAACTAAAAGTCTTATCGTTGACACTGAATTCAAAACCTTTGAACTCGTCACCGAAGACCTCGTTCGTCTTCTGCTGAAACCATTCGTATCGTTTCCGATTCTCCTCTTCAGCGCCTTGAGCGGTTGACATATATTCTCTATAGGCTTGAAGCTCTTCTTGGCTTACTCCAGAAGTGGCATCCATACTTGACTCAAGCGGAGCTTTATACTTCTCTCGTTGTTCCTCGAAATGCTTTTTTGCCTTTGCGAGCTCTTTTTTCTTAGCTAACTTCTTACGCTTGATGTCAGACTCGTCGTCCAAGTCTTCGTCATAACTGAATCTTTCGCTGATCATGAAGTCAATATCTTCTTGATCTAGATCCTCTTCAGTTGCAGCGTAGTAGCTTGCCAATAATTCGTCTGGGTCTTTGCCATCAACATCCTCGTTCGCACGAACAAAGTCCTTGATGCCTCGACCCGTTTCCTTTTTGTACTTGAGATACGCGGCCACATCTTCCGGAAGTTCTGAAGATTCTTCTCTGGCTTCAACCAACTCCTCAAGGGAGTTAATCTTTCTGCCGTATCTGTTTCCAATAAATGAAAGAACGTCTTCCTCGTTTAACTCTGTCGCCTGATGTTCTGGGGTTTCGCCACCTTCTACTTGAGCGACTTCGTCTTCTTGGGCCATTTGAGCTTCGTGCTTTTCAAGAAGTTCTTTCTCAACTTCTTGAACAGACTTAGACTCAACGGAACCAACTTCTTTTACTTTGAATTCCATAGATTTAAGTTTGATACAAAATTATAATAAAAAAAATTCACTTATCAACGTGGCTCGAATTCCGAGAAATCAAAACCATCTAGTGAGTCTTCGTTGGATTCAAAACTTATCGAGGGTAATTCCTTCTGCCTCTGCTCTATAAGTTTAGACTGTTGGGTGTTTTGCTTATCTATGCGCTTAGCCTTCTCATTCTCCTTCATCTTATCGCGGTCCTTGATACCAGCCACCTCGACACCCTTGATTTGCATCTGGTAAGCAAACTCCTCAGCCATGAGGGCTTTCTTGAGCTCTGCTTCGTTGCGCATCTTCTCAATCTCAAACGCCACCTCTGCCTGCTTGACTTGCATCTTAGACTGAGCTTCAAGCTGCATTTTTTGAGCGGAGATTTCCGCAGCCATTTGTTGTGACTGCATATTCATTTGAGCCTGCGCCTGCTGCTTTTGCATTTCAGCCATCTGCGTCTGCTCAAAGTTTCTAGATCTGCTGAGTTTGAGCAATTGATTTGCCAACTTGAGATTCTTAATCTCTCTAATGTCAATGGCGTCTTCAAGACTAATGTCTCCACGAGACAAGGCCATCTGTATGTTGGCTTCGAGTTGTGCTCTCTGCTCCTCGTCTGGCGATACTTCAATGAAGATACCAAAGTCATAGATGTAGAGATTTTTAATCTCGTCAAGCATTCTTACGTTGTGCTTGCCAATCTGCATCACAAACTCTTCCTTGAAGTCAGCGTACTCTAAGATATCAGCAACGCGGCAAGACAATGCTTCCGCCAACGTGCGTGTCATAAATAAGCTTCCCTCTAGAATGTGGCGCGTAGCCGTGTTTGAGTTTAGTGCAGCCAACTTCTGTACGCCAACTAAAGCGTTTGGATCTGGGTTGCTTCCATCTCTAGCCTCGTTAAGACCGGTAACGGAACGAATCATATCCATATAGTGGTTGTAGTTGCCAATGAGCGCAGCCATCTTAGACTGACCAGAACTTGATGTCAACTGCTGAATGGGGACGCGAGCATTGTTGAACTCGCCGTCCTGCGTATAGGAGCGACCGACAACACTACCCGTTTGGAAGTATAGTCTAAGTGCGTCCTCTGGATTATATGCCGATCCGGTTCCGAGGTCAACCTCATTGAGTCCGTCAGCGTCAATGAATACGCCATCGGGTACAACTCTCGAAATGACCTGCTGTAGTTTTAGGTGCGTAATCTGAATAAGGTCAGCGAATGGAATCATTCTACGGACCAGTGATTCGATATTGCCCTTGTACATTCTTGGAGCAACGGCGATATAGTTAGGCATCGCGTTTTGGCTGGCAGACTTTGGACGAACCATGTTCTCCATCATCTCCCACTTCAACATGATGTTTGTTCCCATCACCATGACGCCTTCGTACCACACATCGATGGTTTTTTCCACCTTGACGAACTTACCCTCCTGCATCATTTCTTCAGGCGGATTGAACGTGTCATCTTTCTCTATGACTCTAGAGCCACCGGCATCGTTTATCTTTTTCTTGTAAACAAACTTTTTAGTCGTCTTGTAGTTAAAGTACAATAGTGTTGCAGTATCTCTATAAAAAATATCGTTCTCATAGAACTGTGCAACATTGTAGTAATCATACCAGCTTTGACTATATTTCGAAATCTCTTCAAGATCTTTATTTGTAAGAGTTGGATCAATCTTAATAAGCTCCGTAATTGGAAGTGTTTTAATTTCACCCCAATAGAAACAATCCTTAAAGTAAGGATCCTCGGTATAGCTATATACGATGTTTGCTGGATCAACATAGCTCACCTTAACGCCATCACCAGGCTGGAACTCATGCTTTACGGCACCAATACCAATTGTCGTGATGTCGTAATCAACTCGTCTTCTGATATCATCGTAGTGATTCTCATCGAGTAATGTATTGATAGCTTCTTCTTCTGCTATTTCAATAGCTGGCTTATACTTGAGCTGCATGTGGAGCTTCATCTCCTCATCGTTCTTTGGCAACTCTCTTGGGTCTACATTGAATGGGTTGATTCCGAAAGCCTCTGACATTTTAGTCAATGCCTCGCGAGCAACCATGTCGCCCTCAATGATATCTTGATATTGGTTCCGCTTCTCGGCAGACATGGCATCCTGCGCATATGCCTTTACCGTAAACAGCCTGTCGGACATGCCATTAACGACGATGTCTACAAACTTTGGAAGAATAGGAACGGGAGTCCAGTCTAGATTTAAATAGCTAAGATCCCCATCAATGGCTAGTTCGTTTTTATACTTGGCAACTGACTGCTCGCCTCTAGCGTACAGTCTCAACCTATTGAAGTCTCTCCATTGGTTGTAGTATCTACAACCGCCTCCGTCTTTCTTGAACCACTCATACTGAATGGCTTGTCCTATTTGTAATCCGAATTCCTGCGTAGCTTTCTCTGAATCAGAAACAAATTGACTTGGAAACCCAGCGGCTGATATGTTTATCTTAACTTCTTTCATCTGTTGACAAGTTCACTTTGAAAGCCCTTGTTATTATATTTAGCAAAGTTAATGCTTATTTTAGTTTGCTTTTGCTCAGGCTGATACAAGTTCTTTTGGTTGGCCATAATTGCCAATCCAGAGCTAATCGTGGCGTCAAACTTGGTTCGATTACTTATATCAAACCGCGCCCAATCCTCTAGCGTTCTATTGAAAAACATAGACCCAACCTCTTCCGGATCTCTATATGTGCCCTCCATATCTAGGCCAACGTATTTTTCTATATAGGATTCAATAGCCGATGCGTGAGCCTGCTTGACTTCTTCGCTTGAGTTGGGGATGCCTCCGAGTTCTTTCTCGGTCTTTGACAACTTAATGAACTGTTTATCAGGTCTATTCATACTGAAGTTCCTGTAGCCTCTGTTCTTAAAGTGATATAGTAGTCGCGGTTTATTGTTCTCCGCAAGGACCGGCATCCCGTAGAACACGCACGCCATTAGAACATCCTCAAAGAATATCTCTGCGGTCTGTGGTCTAGCAACGTACTCTAGGAAAAACTCATTAGATGGAGCGTCATCCATATTGAACTTAGTCATCCCATGCAGCGCTCCATTAGAGCCGCCACCCCCAACTACTCCAGAAATATCGTATGAGTCACAGCCGAATGAACCGAGGTGCTCGTTGCCTGGTGATTTCACGCCATTGTTGATGATCACGTTGTTTTGCAGCCTTGCCGGAGGTATCCAGCTAACCTTAAATCTGCCACGAGGATCTGGTGACCACACTACTTTAGTGTCCTTCACTCCGTCTTTCCAGTGAAACGATCCAACGGTAATGAAGTGTTCCTTGATTGTAGCATCGTTAAAGTCGATCTGCTGGTATATCTTGGTTAAGTTGAAGATAGACTGCTTACTCTCGTCTCGGAACGCGTGAGACTCGGTTCTTGGGAACTGGCGGTAGAACTCATTGAGCGCATCTGGGTCTGACTTGAGTGACGCGACTTCATTTTCCCAGTAATTTATCGCACCCATTCTTATCATTTCACCATCGATCCCCTCAACGGGCTTCTCTGGTGTATCTAAAACGGGCATGCCGTATCTGTCGATATAGCCCTCAAAGTTCCACTCCATTGGAATGAATAGCGAATATAGGCCACTCTTAGTCTGTCCGTTCGGACTACGCTTCGTAACGTCGGAGTCGTAATACAACTTCTTGAAGTTGTCACCGCCTTTATCTAGCGCGTTAGATGTAGAGCCCATCATGCACTTGCCAATAACCTTAGAGCCCAAGCGTAAACACGTCTTTGTTACGCGCCAGTTGTTTAGAATGTTGTCGGGCTTCATCCACTTGCCGGATTCGTCGTGCACAAGCAGCTGTAGTTTTTCACCGTCATAGCTGTTGTCTGCCGTGTTTCGCCAGTCGATAGTAGTGTTCAACCCCTCAACGTCATCTAAGTCCGTGTTGGACATATTCTTCTTGGTAATCTTTGACGCGGGGATACGATAGGCTAGTTCTGTCTTCGGCTTGTCCATGCCATCCATGATCGGCCTAAAGAAGAAGGGTAGGTTGCTGTTAATCGGAACAACCTTGTCCGTAAACATCTTTTTGGCGTCAGTACCCGTCTTAGAGAGGATACCTATCCTAGAGTCTTTAGCGACAGTAGCGGTATTCACGCACTCAGAGGAGCCCATGAATGAGAAACCAGAACGTCGAATCTTTAGGTAGCACATTCCAAAAGCACGAGTATCGGCCTTGGTTGCTTCCCAGAATATAAAGAAGATTCTGTTTGCCTCACGGAAGTCTGGATGACCAACGTCAATCTTGGTCCACTGTAAATACATATAGTGAGAGCCGGTAATGTATGCAGGCTCTCCATTGTTCATGAACCAGAACCCCTGCTCCCTGCGATCGAACTCCTCTTCTATATAGTCAACCCACTTGGACTTAAACTCCTTTGGCTTCTCATGCCATTGGAATATGGACTTTATCTTATTAAGCTCAGCTGGATAATCAAAAGGCTCCCAGTATTGGTCCTTGTCCTTTAGGCTTCTAGCGTGTATCTCCTCCGGGATTGCTGGAAGAGCGACAATAAGGTTCGATATGTTGTATATATCGCCAATGGTGCCATCTCTAGATATGACAACCATATCATATTGCTCGTTGTATCCATATTCCCAAGTCCTGGCTTTATTTTTCTTAGCCTTGGTTGCCTCGGGAACGTAGTCCGGAAGTATGTAGTATAGACTATTTTGCTCTTCGTTCTGCAAAGCCCTGCTTACTTGAGTTAGTTTGGTCAGGTTCGTTGTCTCCACTTAGTGCGGACTTCTCCTGCTCTATTCTAGATAGAATTTCAAACGCATCAAAGATCGCAAGCTTCTTGGTGGCTGCGGCATTCTTTAACCTGTCGGCAGCCAGTTCGCTTTCGGGATCATCATGCACGATGATTCCCTCCTCCGCTACTTTAATTAGTTCCTCAACGGCTCTATGTCCGGCTCGGATGATTCGTTCTTTGATTTCATTTGAGTTCATCACAGCAAGATACAAATATTCAAGCTGTTCATCCTATATAACTTCTCTCCATCTATCTCAAACTCGTACTCTGTGCCCGGGGTGTATACCACTTCATCTCCAACAGAAATGCCTAGCTTCTCTAGGTATGGAGTGTTATATCTTATTACGCCAACAAGCGGCTCCTCCGATGATGTCTTGTGTAGATAGTAGTCTTTCTTCTCCGACGGAGCTAAAAAGCAGTACTTGCCCATGGACTTCCACTCTGTACCATTGTTGAACATGAAGAACTGATGTTCGTCAACAAAGAACAAGTCATCTCCAATAAAGCTTCTACCGCTTCTCTCCCTGCCTCGCATATCGTTGTAGAACTTGAAAACATTGTGATGCACTAGGAGTGTATCCCCAACCTTTATCTCGCCATCGTAATTTGTAGGAACCTCTACAACTTCAGCAAACCTATTAGATACCTTGTGGTCTTCCTTGGATGAGCTAATAATAAATTCAATTCCGCCAAAGTCGCGGACATTGTCATAGCGACGCCCGCTTATTGGCTTAACAATAAAGTAGAATGGAGAGCGCATCAGCTACCACATGAATCGCACTCGGGGTTGTCAATGCTACAAGCTGGGGCAACGGGTTCCTGTGCTAGGTCGTTAACCCAGCTGTCGAATGAATCTTTCATGTGTTCAAAAATTGATGTTATACTCTATAGACATGGGCATGTTTTCATTGAACTCTTTCCAAAGAAAGATTTCGTTGTCCGCCTCTACCCAAATTTTTATGCTTCCGCTAGTACCATCCTTCTTTATGAGATGGATTTTGTGAGATCCGCCGAGGACCTCTTGATCAATGATGTAATGCATAGCGCCAGACTTATAATCGGCGCCAACCGATATCTTACGAATGTCCATTAAAATGCAATTTAGACAGCAACCTGGTTGCGTTGGATGAAGTAAATCACATCCCAAATATACGCATCACCGCCGTTCGCTGTTATCTCAAATTGCACTCCATTTGTAACAAAGTCATCATCAGCATAATACTGATACATGACGTGGAAATTCTGCGTGACGCTATTGCCTTTTGCAAAGACAAGACTCTCTGAAAGTCTATTGTATGGGGTTGACCCGCCAGAAATCATGGTAAGATCCAAATGCGTTTGGTTAGCATTGGGAGCTTCTGCGTTAAACACGATAGTGATGGTATAGGTATCGTTCTCATTCTCTGCCAAAACCTTTTCGGTCGTTGGATTGTAGAACGTGTATGGACCATAAGAAACAGTTGTGCTTCCGTTGTTTGGCATGGTTTCAGTAACACCATCAAGCAAAGTCTTCTTGGAAGATGATGTAAATGAGTTATCATCAAATCTATTCCACCCAGCAACTGGGAGCGTTGAAGACACGTCAACCCAATTAACACCAGTTCCTGTAGATTCAAGAATCTGCCCAGCCGTACCAGCCGAGCTGGTTCCATCTACAAGCG